GGCGGTGATTCGGCGCGAGGTTGTGCAGGCGGTCGTCCAGCCAATGCGATGGCTGCTCTCTGCTCCGCCACGGCGGCAGGCAGCGGCACATCGGCGTAGGTGCCCACAGTAACAGGGGCGCCACCCATACCCGGAATCTGAAGAACTTGACGTTGGCCGCTTTGGTCAATGATGTGCGTCGTCGGCTTGTTCATCTCCATGAACTTTTCAGTGCCCAGCTTAGACTGTGCAACCAATTCCGCAAACGCTTGCGGGCCTTGCTGAATAGCTTGCATGATCCGCGCACGCGATTGATCCGCCGTAACGCCTCGCGCCGCAAGAAGCGGGCCAAGCACGGGATCGCGATGATTGGCTTCATGCCACGCAAGGTACTGTTGCGGGGCGTTGGGATCGGCGGGGTTAATCGTGTCCAGAAATGAACGCGATTGTTTGAGCTTGGCGTCAGCTAGTTCTGTTTCAGCTTTGCTTTGCGCGAACTGCTGCGTCCGCAACTCACCCATTTGCTTTTCAATACCGGGCAGTTTTGCGCCAGCACCAGCGCCGATGACCGCACCGCGTAGCCTGTTGATGTCGTAAGTTCCAGTGTCGGGATTGTATGCGGCTTGGAACGCTTGGCTCAGGGCGTTCTGAGCCGTCTCCTCGCGCTGCGCGGCGCCCAGTTGATACCTAGACAGCGCGTTCTGCTGCTGCGCGGATTGGATCTGTTGGACGCGGGCGTAGGCTTCCAATGGGTTTTGAAGTTCAACCCCTCGAAATCCCTGAGCGATGACTGGATCAAGCGGCATGGCTGTTCCTTATTGCGGAGGGCCGACATAAGGCGCTTGAGCGCCGTAAGTGAACCCGCCGCCGTAACCCGGTGAGTACTGCACGCCAGCGTTACCGGCTTGCATTGAATTCAGCAAATTCTGATTCTGGTTGTAGTTCAAATACTGCCCCAGACTTCCGCTGATAGCGTTGGCCCCGCCGATGTAGCCCGATGCGCGGGCGTTCCCTGCGTTCATGTAGCCTTGGCCCACTGCCTGGCCACCGGTCATCAGGTTTTGGCCCGCGGCGCCAGCATAATTCTGTCCGAGCGTGTTCAGCACACCGGCAGCAGAAGGACCGATCTGTGCCAGCCCTGCGAGGCGATTGTAAGCGTTGCCGAACTCACCGGAGGCGTAGTCCTGTCCGTAGCGTTGCGCAGCCTTCAGCGCCCCGCCTGAGATCAATCCACCTCGCGCAGCAGCCTGGCGGTCAAGCGCCCTTAGTCCTTCCGACAGCCGGAACCCGTACCCCGGGTCCATCTGCAGGAACTGCTGCGATGCTTGCGGGCCACCGCTCATCAGCGAGCGAAGACGGTTGTAGTCTTCGGTGCCGCCTTGCAAGAAGGGTTGTTGTCGAGCAGCCCCCTCTTCGTACATGCGCTGCTGCAGCGCGTTGGCCTCACGGCTTGCTTGCAGTTGCGCATTGGCGGCATCGCGTGCTGCGCCGGCTTGCGTTTTAGCGGCGCTGCTAGACGCCACGCCGCCGATAACGGCGCTGCCAATCATGGCACCAGCTACAAAGAACGTCATGTCAACACCTCTTGTGTTTGCGGTTTGACGCGGTTGCCCACGGCGTACATCGAGTTGGGGTCTGCTTCAACCAATTCGCTTTCGGCCTGTTCTACAGACGCTGCGTCTGTAGCGTGGAACGTCATGCACAGCGCGTCCGTGAGTGCGTACACCGCACGCTTCGTCCCAGGCTTACTCGGAAACAAATGCGGGCCGGTCACTTCTTGCACATTACCCTCGCCGTCAGTGATCGCCACTGTACCCGAGGCAATAAAGTAGAAGTGTTCCTTTTTATGAACTGCGCCGACAATCAGAACACCCGCTGGCCGAAACACTTCGCGGCAGTACATACCACCATGGAAAAAGTGCCTTGTTTCCGGCTCGTACTGCGGCAACTTTGACAGTTCTTGCTGAAGAACGTCAACTTTTGCGCGCATGAAATCCAACGCTGGTGCGTGAGACTCCGGTGTCAGCAGTTCACTCACGTCACTTCCCGTCCCGATGCGCGAATGTTGATGGCCGTGGCCGTGCCGGCGATTGTAGAGATGAACCCGCTGGGGGCCAACACATGCCCCACCAACTCCGGGAACGTGTACGTCTCAGCAGCCTGCAGCGTCTTGGTCTTGACGATCAGGTTCTGGTTGCCCGCGGTGTCCGCACTGGTCACCAAGTTGACGCTGATGGTCGCCGCCGAGGCGCTGTAGTTCGTCGCAGTGAACTTGTCGATGATCGCAGTCACGCCAGCAGCGGTGTACTGGGTCGTTTGCGAGTTCTCGGCAATTTTCGCCGGGATCAGGACTTTGACGGTAACGGTCATGTGTACTCCAGAATAATCAGCGGCAGCGCCGCCAGCACGCCGCCTGCGCAGGTGGCCACCGCGTCCATCAGTTCAACGCCGTGGGGCGCCGGCAAGCCGGCTTGCTGCGCGTGCAAATTCGCCAGATGGTCAACGACTTCTTTGCCAAACGCGGCCATCACCACCCAAGCAATGGCAACGTACAGTTGGTACGCGGGCACGAATCGATGCGCCAGCGCGAACACCAGGCAGAAAATGACCGCGCCGTAGACGATGTGATTGGCTTTGTCTTGGGGGATGACGGGAAGATTCATTTTGCGCCCCACCCAGTGTTGCCCGTGCCCGTTTGCTTGACGTACAGCACCGTGCCAGCGCCGCCGGAGGTGTTGAGATAGAGCGAGCCGACGGCCGCGGTAACTGAGCCTTCCGGCGTTCCGCTGGCATTCCACATCATCACCAAATTAGTGGCGCGGTTGACGTAATTGACTTCCTGGAAGCCCCCCGCCGAGTTCCACATTTGCTTGACGCCTGTTCCATAAGCGGCAGAACCTTCTAGATTCAACCAGCTAGCATCCGACAGCATATCCTTGGTGCAGTCGTTGCCGTTGAACATTACGTTCAGGTACGAATATGCAGCCGCGGAATACAACGCAACCGGGCGTTCCCAGCCTTGAAAACGATTGCTGCAAATCTGGATCTCGCCGTAAGCGGTGTCCAAGAAGATGGCGCGCCCGTTGGCTGTGCCAGATCCAGGCCCAATGAAATTGTTGCCTGTGATCGTTGAGTAGCGGCAATCGCCAGTGAGATACACAGCCCTGCGGGAGGCGCCCGCCGCCGCAAAATTGAAAGTGTTGCCGCTGATCGTCAAATAGTTGGCGGTGTTGCCGCCACCCGTGGTGAAATAAATAGCGTTGACGGTCTGAAGTTCAAACACATTCCCGGTGATGTTGTTACCGTCGCAGGACAAAGTGCCAGAGGAAACATAACCGTATTTACCGCCTTTGGAGATGTTGCCACTGAACGTGTTGTCTGCGCCGTTGATCTCGTAGCAATACCCAGTGGCGGGAGATCCAGTGAACTCAACTCGATTGCCGGTGACTGCGGTACGCGAGGTGATGTCAAGCGTGACGCCCAAGTCGCAATCAACCACCACGTTGCCCGAGACAACACCATCGACTGCGCGACAAGTAATACCAATGTCGGTGACTGTTGGGTTTGTTGGCCCGGTCACGATGTTGTTGGCAACCACCCATCGCTTCTGCTTGTAGGTGAATGGTGAGTTGCTGCCGGTAATGTAAATGCCAACGCCTGTGTTCGACCCGACGGTCACCACATTGTTTTCAATGCGGTTTCCAAAAGCGTCCGCAGTCACGCTTTCAAGATAGATACCTTGAACATTCCACCCGGTGACTTCGTTGTTGACAACAAGCGCGTAATTGCAAAGCGAACCCTTGATGCCAATACCGGCGCTATTCTGGCTTTTGATGCCGTCAACCCGGCAGTAATCTGCCGAGATGTAAACCGCAGCGTGGTCGTAATAGCTATTGGTTGTGGATTGTCCCGCCGCCTTGTTTCCATCCCACACGCCACCCAGCACCTGGGCGCCCGTGCCAGACAGACTGAGCATGTAGCTTGACTGCGATGGGCGCAGCTTGAGCGTACAGCCGCGCATGTCGATGACCTGGCGGGCCGTGCTTTGCGTCAGAGGGTTGATGTAGTAGGTCGCCCCCGCCGTGCCGCGCACCGTCTTGCCGGTGTTCAACGCATTTTGTAGCGCGGTGGTGTCGTTCGTGACGCCGTTTCCAACAGCGCCAAAATCTTCAGGGCTTACGGTTTGCTGCAATTTGGCCTGCACGGTAGTAGCCACGGCCCCAGTGCCTGCGGGCAAATAACCAACCAGCGACGAGCCGCCCGATGCTGCCAGCGCGGCCAGCACCGTTGCGTCAGAAGACGAAATGTTGTCCACAGTCCACACCAACACATCGGTGGCGGTGTACAGCGCCAACTTGTACGACGCGGTGCCCAGCCACACGTTTGCCTCACCACGCGAGTCAAGGATGACCGGGTTGGCGTTTGCCGTTGCGCCGCTTTGGCTGGTGTAGGTCGCCAGCGGCGTGGTTGTTCCGGCCTGGTAGCTGTACAGCTTGCCGCCGACCAATGGCACACCTGCGGCGGTGAAGAACTGCAGTTTTGGTGCGGGAGAAAGAGTGGCCATTTATTACCTCGGCACAAGGGTCATTGTTGGGACCAACGTGTAAGTTACTCGCAAGAAGTCGTAAGGCGACAGCGCGAACATCCCGTTGATCTGACCAACGGTGTAGAAGGTTGCATTGTCGCGTGAAAAGGCGACTGCGGACACAGTGCCGCCGCTGACGATGACATCAGCGGGGTAGGTGTTCGTGTTCTGAAAGGTGTACGGGGATGCGCCTGGCGTGATGGCAAACGGCAGGATGGATCTAGCGGACACCTGCGGATCAACCCGCGGCATCGTGCCGATCTGCTGGGCTAGGTCGTCCAGCGCGGGGCGGGTCTGTTCAGCCGCAGACAACGACCGGGTTTGCAGCTCCAGCGCCAGCGCGTCCAACAGCGGTTGCACTTGCTCAAGCACCGACACCGGCAAAGACTGCGTTTCCTGCTGAACACGGTCAATCGCAGCGTCCAGCGACGCCACCAGCGAGACTGTGGTTGGCCCGTTGGTGTCCGCATTAACCGCCCCTTCTGCCGTGCGGAACAGGCTCAGAAAGAACATGTACCACTCGCGGCTGATGAGGCCCGTGCGAGGGTCAAGCACCGCCACGCGAGGCGGGGTGATCGGCGTGGGGGCGGCGCTTGAAGTGGTGGCCATTATGATCTTGTGGGCGACAGGATGAGTTCAGCACCCATGATAGCGATCTTGATCGGGTCAGTGCCGCTGACCTCGTAGACCCGGTCACGCAGCTTGAGTGTCATGCCGAGGCGGCGCCAGAACACACGCTGGCTGTAGTCGCCAATCATGCCCAGTGACGCCAAGTATTCATTGGACCAGGTGTGGCCACCATCGTCTGACCACCGCAGCATGACCTGTGGATCAGATCCTTGAACGGTGCCGTCCAGCCCAACACCCGATTCGCAGTCCAGCTGCAACGTGTGGTGGGCGGTGCGATTCAGGTTGTTCTGCCCTGGCGGCAGCGCCCGCCATGACCGCAGCCACTTCTGAATTGCGCCGTTGTCGGCGTACACCATCATGTCAAAGGCGTAGATGTTGCCGTTCTCAAAATCACCTACGATGATTTCGTTGTTGAACGCCATCTGGCAGTTGCTGCGGTGCCGGTACTGGTTATCGTTTCCGCTTGCCCGTTCATGCCAGGCTTGCGTAGCCACATCGTAAACCCAGGTCTTGTTGGCGCTGGGGAACGTCAGAACGTAGAACGAGTGGCCGTCTTGCTGATAGGTGTACCCGATGGCGTCGGAAATGTCACCATACGATTGAATTTGCCATTCGACAGCGTGCGTGCTAATGCGCTGACCCGTGTAGCCGTTAGCGCGGTAGACGATGCCGCGACCGCGGGCATCAGCGCCCAACCAGAACAGCCCGTTGTCCATTTTGGCAATGGTGTATGCCGCGCCACAACCAATCTCGTTGAACGCCCCCTGAATGCGCTGCAGAGGAAAATCAGACGCGCCAGTGTTGTACCAAACCTCAACCGAACGGGTGCCGTACAACCACACTTCGCGGTGGTCAACGATCATGCCGACAACACCGTCTGGAGATCCGTCCACACTGGCAAAATCCAACGGGTCAACGCTGGTGCCGTCAAGCAAGGCTGTGACCCACAAACGCTGACTGTCGGGTTCAGTGAAAACAAAGTACCCATCCAGATACCCGACCATCTTGGCGCCCGGGAAGTCAGGATCGGTGATCTGCGCAAACACATCTGTCGCAGTGTTGTAGATGTAACTATTCGGGTCACAAGCCACAAATAACTGCGTGCCGTTGTCAGCCATGCTGACTGGGCCACTACCCGACACGGCGCCCAGCAACGCGGCAGTGTACGAAGTGTCAATCTTGTACAACTCACTGCCTGACACCACGAACGCAAATGAATCGCTGCTGGCGAACGCCCACACGCCGCGGATCGGCCCGGTGCCAATCGTGGCAAGCAGGCGCAAGCCTGGCGCACGTTGCAGCCAGCCAGCCTCTTTGCCTTCCTGCAAGACCTCGGGGTATAGGTTGACCATTCGATTGTCCGCAGCGTTGATGCTGCGGGCAACGTAGGACTGGCCGAGGATGGGAGTGTGCATTTGGCAGTGCTTTTATGATACAATGGGTGCATGACGCCTAACGACATCACACCGGACCAATTGCGAGCAGTATTGCACTACGCTCCCGAAACGGGTTGCTTTACTTGGCGCGTCAAAACGTGCCGCAAAGTCGTTCCAGGGGCGATTGCGGGGTATGTTAAACCAGAAGGGTACACAATCATTCGGGTTAACAACAAACGGTACAAATCTAGTCGGTTGGCTTGGTTTTACATGACAAACAAATGGCCTACTGGCGATATTGACCATATTGACGGCAACCCGCGCAACGATGCGTTTTTCAATCTCCGCGACGTTTCGACTGCGGGCAACATTCAAAACCAAAAACAAGCGCACGCACGCAACAAGACGGGAGGGTTTTTGGGGGTTTCCAAACTCAAAAGCAGCCGCCGATGGCGAGCGCGGATTTGCACAAACGGCATTCACAAATTCATAGGCTGGTTTGACACACCGGAAGAGGCGCATCAAGCCTATGTAGAAGCAAAGCGTTTGTATCATCCTACTTGCACCATCTAGTAGTTAATAATTACCACTATACACGTTGAACCGTTGGCGAGTAGCCACCAGCGAGTACGGCATGGACATGATGTCGTCGGGGTTGTTGATGCGCTTGAGGTTGCGTTTGCTGGTCATGGCAATCCGCGACACCGTGGGCGACGGCTCAACGCCAAACTCAGGCGCGATCTCGCAGGCCAAGTTGTACTTGAACGCCCGCAAGTAGCCTGGCGGCATGTAGATGTCCGTGGCCAGCGTTGCGGGTTGGGCCAACTCTTGCACCGAAATGAAGTGCCACTCCAAGTCCCGCGTGGGCTTGGGATACACCGTCATGGCGATGTTGGGAAACTCCATGTTAATCCACATCACCTGCGGGTAAGTGCTGGTGACGGTCTTGACGGCGATGCCGTCGTACTGCTGCTGATTGATGAACTTGATGCCGAAACTGACGTTGGTGCCCGGATCTCGGTAGTACGTCGAATCGTCCAACAGCACGGGCCGCAGGCCAACAAAGTCACCCGTAGGCCCGAGCGTACGCTCAATGAATCCTGCGGGCCAGGTGAACATCTGGTCGATGGTGTTGTAGACCATCAGACGCTCAGTGTTCCACGAATCAATCATCTGATTCATGGCCGCAAGCGAGTCTTGCGACACTGACGCGGAGGTAGTCTCGCCTTCTGCCAGTACACCCAAAAGCCGCAGCGCGGCGTTGATCTGATCCCCAGCAGTTGCCACGACTACCCCCTAGTCTTACGCGCAGTGAATGACCGCGAAGTTGATCACAACCGCTTCAGACAGCGAGCCGCCCGAGATGTTGCGCAACGAGATGCTCACCGACCCCGCCGCAAGCGCGTTGGCGAACACGTTGTACGAGCCGGGTGTGGTCTGACCGCCAGCAATAGTCAGGATGACAGTATCGTTGGCGCTGATGAGTGAGTTGTTGAACGTAAACGTAGCATTGGTGGCGGCGGCCAACGCGGCGTTGTTCATCGTAATCGAACCAGCTGACTTGTTCAGCGTCACTGCCGTGGACTTGCTGGTCAACTGCGTGACTGTGCCTTGCGCGGCTGCCGTGTACCCGAGGATACCAGACGACTCAATGACATCCGAGCCGCTGATGTCTTGATCGCTG